AATTCTCTCGTAGGCTCCCCCCTGTTGGCGTTGTCAATTCAGAGTATGCCCTATCAGACCCAGCAGCATGGGCCTATCTTGACCCGATCCTAATGCAGAATGGAGGCTGGGGAATATTTATCTACACTCCCCGCGGCAAATCCCACGGCTATACGATGTATAATCATGCCAAGCTCACGCCCGGGTGGTTTGCAGAACTTCTCACCGCAGAACAGACACCCGTATTCACCGCCACCCAGCTACGCGCAATCCTCGCCAACATGCAAGGTATCTACGGACCGGCGCAAGGACTGTCCCTGTTTAATCAAGAGTATATGTGCTCGTTTGAGGCCGTTCTTTCTACGTGTTTCTTTATGGGATGCCTTGATGGACACGACCCGGCGCCGGGGATACTGGGCAGGCTAGTCAGGGATAAGCGAACCAAGGAAGTTGAATTCATCAACGACCTGCAGGGTAATGTAGAGATATGGCGATACCCATATCTCATGACCCGCAAGGACGAAATCAACTATACGCACCGTTATTGCATAGGATCGGATATAAGCGAAGGCCTGGGCGGTGACTATTCCATTGCCTATGTATTTGACCGTAAGCTAAGTCAGTATGTAGCCCGGATGTTCAGCAATATAATCGATTCCCACAAATGGGCAGACCGGGAAAAGGAGCTGGCAGATTTCTACGGCGATCATCCCTTGCATGTCCCTGAGCGAAACGGGGCGGGAATCACAACTATCAACCGCCTTGTGGAACTGAAAGAAAACGTCTATGTCAAGGAAATCGTATCAGGAATTGGCAAACAGACCACGAAGCAATACGGATACCTTGAAACCAAAGAAGCCAAGCAGAGAGCGTGCGGGGAGTTAAAATCCTTCATAGCCGCTAAGGATGAACGGGACGCGAGAAAGCATCGTATCTTCTGCAAGAATCTCCTTTCTGAATGTTCCACGTTCATCAAAGACGAGGCCAACGAAAAGATGGGCGCAGAGGTAGGCTTTCACGACGATCATATCATGGCGGCGGCAATGGCGAGGATAGGCGACGCATATCTTCCCAAGTGTGAAGCAATCCCCGTACCCCTGACCGGCTGGAGAGCAAGGGACAAAGACAAAGAAAAGGTGAAAACGGCATGGGCAGCGTAATATGACCAAAGTCGAGAAGAGGCGCCGGAAGAAGTTGAGGGACGCGAAGGACAGGGAGCAGGCGAAGAAATGGCCTTATCTGGCCGATAAACACAAGATGAACGGGAGAGATTAAGCATGGCAAAGAGGATCAGGCCCATACAGCCGAACGACACAAGAAAAATGGTGATGCCAGAAGACAAGAAGCTCTTCGCGGCCTGCTCAGAGCTGCGCTACATCGTTGAACACCCCAATGAGGACGGGGACATTATCCTCAATGGCGGGATATACAAGGCCAAAGACCCGGAAGCTATCAAGGTTATCACCGTCGACGGCGTCCAGGTGGGCTACAAGGTCAAGCCGTCGAGCCCCCTCGAAATGTCCCCTTATTTCGACCGCTATGTTTACCTCAAAGTCCCCGGCTATCACCTTAGCGAACTGACAGTTAAGCAACTGGTGAGTATCAAGACGGCGCTGTATAATGCTTTTCTGGAACCTCAGCAGGGGCCGATTGATGTCAAGATCATTGCCGATGACGCCATGGTTATGGCGCAGAGATTTCAGGTGGCATTTTGGGCTCCGCTTAACCCGAACATTGTCAAGACGCTGACTGGAGTGTACATTAAAGACGGGATGGTAATCAATGGCTGATAATCAGATCGACCTGAAGCGAATCGAGAACAGCGACGCCCCCAAGGAAGTCCTAGAGGTCTACAAGCGGGTCAAACGCGATTTCGTTGACGACCCTGACCGGAAGACATGGCAGGAGAACCGGCGCAAGAATTGGGCCGCAGCGTACCCTCTCGACCTCGAAAAGGATGGCATCTGGACGGCGGACGAAAAAGAGAAGATGATCGCCAAGGGAATGATACCGATTGCGAAGAATTATCTGGCCCGTGACATTCAAGGATCATCGGCTCTTATTACCTCCAAGTCCCCCGGCCTTCTCTTCATGCCCATAGGTGAGGGCGACCTTTACGTCGCCGAACTGTTCAAGCGCGGCTGGGATTACGTTGCAAACAGCAATGACCTCGCCGTTATCCTCTATGATTGGGTTAAGGAAAAGAATATCGGCAACCTGGGCGTGATTGAGGCCAAGTACAATCCCTCCCTTGGCATATTTGGTAAAATCACCATCCTGGATATGGACCCGACGACTTACTATTTCGATAAACGGAGCAAGACCCGCGATCATTCCGATGTCTGCTTTGGCAAGGCGCACCAGGTCACCAAGAATTACGCCCTCGAAACCTACGAGGATTTGACCGAAGAGGACCTGAAGTTTTCCCCTATCTCCAAGGACAAGGATGATACCGGCAGCGTGCCGGATGGCAAACCCGGGCAGGACGCCTACGCAGTTGACACCAACGAGAGCAACGGACAATCCGGCCCGGATGATAACGACGACGACAAAGAGAACATCTGGGAGATTGAAGATTGGGAATACAAGAAGGAACGGGAAGTATGGTTGATGATTCCCGACGAACAGGCAACCTATGGATTCGACAGGACGGTTTATAAGGATAACGCAGCAATCACGTCTGACGGATGGGAGGTATCCGCGGACAAGAAGACGGCAACGAAAGCTCCGCCTCCGCAAATGGCCGTTGTCGATGCGTCCGGGGTAGCTGTTGAGGTTCCCGTCCCGCCCATTCAAGCCCTCCTATGGCCCCGTCTCGTCACGAAGCGCATCCAGAGGATCGTCATCGGCAAGAAGATGGTCAGCAAAACCGTCAATCCCCTGGGAGTAGATGTAGAAGGCGCTCCCGTTCTGCCAATTATCACCCTTTTGGCCGACAAGACCTTGCAAGGATACCCGACCGGCCCGACTTCCCGCGCCCTTGAGGCTAATCGAGCTCACAACAAGCGGGATATACAGGCCATTTACGTCGCTTCAAAGAACGTTGACCCCTTGCGAGTTTTCCCGTCCGGCACAAAGTTCATTAAAGATGAGATATGGGGGGACAGGGCTGAGTTATCCAAAGACGCAGCATTTCAACCGACACAAATGGGACCTGTAAATAACATTACCGAAGTGATGACCCTAGCCCAAAAAGATCAGCAGGACATTCACGACGAATATGGCATAAATGACATAATCCAGGGCAAGATCCCCGTAGGTCAATCGAACATGGCCCATCGTACGGTTTTGGCCCTTCAGGAGATGGTGGGAATTATGTCAAGCCCCAACGTCCTGACCTTTGAAGGCGCACTTGTGAAGTTAGGCCGGGCAGTTGCAGCCCTCATGCTCATGGTATGGCCGCGCCCGATGTGGCAACGGCTCATTGAAGCCGAGGAAATGGGTAGTTGGCAACCGGATAAGGAAAAACAGGTGGGTGCGGATGGTCAACCCGTCCCCCCACAACAGGATATCATTCAACAGAAATGGAATGACGCCCTCGATAAGCTGACTGGGGAGAACGGCAAGACTAAGACTGACCTGATCGACATTGATGTGAAGATTCAGGCCGGAAGTACGCAGCCCACGAACAGGGAAGCAAAGAAGGGATCGGCTATTGAACTGGTGAAGGAGGGCATTTACGACAAGGAAGCCTTCCTTGACTACACGGATGACGTTTATAAAGATCGGATTCTGGAGCGCGACAAGCAGCGTTCACAGGGCAAACAGACGCCGGAGAAGATCAACGTGACGATCAACTTCAAGGATATGCCGCCCGAAGCACAGGCACAACTTGCTCAGCAGATCAACATACAGATGAATCCTAATAGTGCGATACCGCCGGAGGGGGCAGCATGACGGAAATACGCTGCAAGAAGTGCAACCGGCTGTTGATGAAAGTGCTTACCCTCCAATGGAGCGGAGAAGGGGAAATCGAGATAAAATGCCCCAAATGTGGATTTAAGGACGTTGTTTTAGTCGTGGAACATAAAGGAAAGTCTGTTTCTAGGATGGTTTCGTCCAAGATGATCGCGGCAGCAAAGTTTAATATTTTGGGAGAAGTAGAAAAAGAAGCCTACAGTAATATGTAATTTAGAGCGGTTCGACCGCCAATAATTAAAGAGAGTCCTACGAGGGCCAGTTGTTCGGAGAAATCCGACGCTGGCCCTTTTTGTTTTGGTTTCCTGAGCTTTCTCAAAGCTCTGCAAATAAGGTTCCGGGTAATCCTAAACCCTGCAGCGAAAGGAAGGACAGCATGGGAGATGCGTACATTGAACCGAATCCGATAACGGATGAAGAGCGCGCCATTCAGTTGGGAGAATCCGAAGGTACGCTCGAAAAAGAGGGAGCGCAGACGGAAGGGACTGGAACCCTGGAAGCCGACAAGCCCGCACAGGAAACTGAGAAACCAGCGGAATCAGCGGCGGCAACCGAAACCAAGGAAGAAAAGCCGGAAGCGCTTACCACCGAAGAGAAAGCGGAAATCGAAGGGCAGGGATTTAAGTTCGAGACCGATAAAAAGGGGAGAACTTACGTCACTGACTCCGAGGGAACCCGGATTCCTGAATCGCGCTTCAGAAAGATTTATTGGGAAGGGAAAGAGGCGCAAGCATTACGTCAGGAAAACCAGGAATTAAAGGAAAAACAAGACCTATTCAAACAGTTAGGATCAAACGAGTATTACAAGATTTACCCGGACGAAGCGCCCGCAGGATGGAAGCCCGAAGCGCCAAGGCAGCAAAGGCAAGCACCCATCCCGGCAAATTTCAACGTCCTCGATCTTCCTGTAAACGGAGGGACCTACAACGGCTACACCTTGCGTGATGTCATGCAAGTTGATCCGGAAGAAGGAACCCGGATGCTGAATGAGTGGAAGGATGCTCAGCATCAGGCAATCCGGCAGCAGGAAGGCAAAGTCACGGAAGCGCAAAGAAAGCAGGAAGCTGACGCGGCAAACTTCCTGACGGCCCGGGCTAAAGAAGTTTTTGGAGAGGAAGCCGCAAAGAACCCGACGTCGGAACAGAGCCGGAAGATGCTGCTTCTCGGTCAGGAGGTCCTTGCATGGCAGACGGCAACGAACCGCCTCAATCTGTCATGGGAAGATGCTTTCACGATCATGAAGCACAACGACCTGATAAAGTCGGTGAAACTGGAAACGACCATGAAGACCTTGCAAGGTCTCCAGAAGCAGGGACCGGCCTCCATCGACACAGCTGGCGGCGGTGCAAGTCCTTCCGGGTGGGTAGCAGTTGAGAGTATGACGGAAAAGCAGCTTGATAAGCATCTCGCCGGTCTTGAAGACAAAGACCTGACGAAGTTTCTCAAGGAAGCGCCGAAGTCCGTCCGGGATAAACATCCGATGATGCCATGGAAAACTGTTTGAAATGGGTCCTTTAGAACATAAAGGAGAAGTCACATGGGAACCGATTGGAGCGTAGCCACAGGAGACGCAGTAGCCAGGAAAGTATGGGCGCGCGATGCGTTCATTGAGGGTAAAACAGAGTCGTATTTTTACGGTCAGGGATTCGTCGGCCAGGGTGCAAACAGCATCGTCATGGAGCGTCCCGAGCTGACCGGCAATAGCGGTGATACCGTTCATGTATTCCAGATCAGGGAAATCAGCGGAAGTGGTGTTGCAAATGACGGAGCACTCGAAGGCAACGAAGTGGCCCCCGCCGTGTATGACGATTCCATTGTCATCACGCAGATCAGGCAGGCGATCAGAACCGCCGGGCGCGAGACGGAAATGCGGTCTCAGCTCGATATGCGGAAATGGATGAAAGAGCTGCTTGCCAGATGGTACGGGGCTTACATCGATCAGCTTCTTTTTACCGCCATGGAAACCGGCGCAACAAAAACCATCTACGGCGGGGATGCCGCGGCAACCACGGATATTGAGGCCGGGGATTATTTCACCCTTGCCCTGATTTCCAAATGTGTCACTTATTCCAAGAAGGCCACTCCGCTGATCACCGGGCCGACTTACAAAGGCAAACAGGTGCCGGGCGTCATCGTAATCAGCCCCGATCAGGCCGCCGACCTCATGGAGAGGGATGCAAGTTGGAATCAGAGCCGAATGACCGCAGCTGTGGCCGGGACCGATAACCCGATCTTCACCGGAGCGCTGGGCGTGCATCGGAATGTCCCGATCCATGAGCATCCGAGAGTTGCCCTGGCTACTACTTGGGGATCTGGGGCCATTGCCGGAGCTCAGGCGTCGTTTATGGGCGTCCAGTGCCTTGGTATTGCGTACTCGAAAGAGAAGATTTGGGAAGAGAAAACTTTTGATTACCAGAACAAAACCGGGTACTGCATCGGCGCCATCCTGGGTGTGACCAAGCTGGTAATGAACTCCCTCGACCTGGCCTATATCGCCGTGGATACCTATCGCAGCGATAACTAAAAGGTGACGTCATGAAAGTTAGTTGATTCCGAGACTGAATCAACTTTTGAAATCGACATGAAGGTGAAGGGCAAGAAGAAATGATAATTCACATGGCAGATAGATTGACACTGGCCGTGTCTATCGAATGGGGGCAACTCCCGGCCCCCTGTCTGCCTCCAAACTACGGGATTCCTGGGAGGGAATGAAGAATGGCAAAAGAAAAATTAGTTGATCCTGTTGAGGAAAAAGGAAGTTTGAGCATTACGGCTGATAGCTCGGAGTTTGATAGCCTTGACCTTACAAAGCTGAAAGTCGAAGTGCTTCCACAGTCGGCGGCAAGAGTAGCGCATCCGTTTGACGGCTATCCTGTGAAGAAATTCAAGCTGATGGCGGCGGAAACGAAAGACGGACGGCAGATGAAGGGCAAGGACGGCAAGGTTGTGCTGGTCCCTACGGAATACAATCTCACCGATTGGGTGCTCCATAACCATCTGCACAAGGCCGTCGCGCAAGATCCTTCAAACCGGAACCGAAAGACGTATCACAGCCGGAGTATCAAGGACATTGCAAAGGGTAATTCGGCCCCCAATACCGTGATGCAGTTTTCGACCCTGATTAAGACGGCCAGCGGGGATTTCTATGGGGCGCTGGTCCGCGATCCCTATATCCGTTGTCAGTTGATCTTCACGCAGACCAGGGAAGGAAACACGATAGTCGACCCCGCTTATATGCTTCTCGATAAGGACCAAAGCGGTCGGCTGAAACAATGTTTCCTGCGCTTGATGAAGCCCCAGCAGGACATGGAAAAGGCGGCGGATATGATCACCGCCGGAGAAGAACCTATGCACATCCCCGAAACTGAATACGGGGCAACAGAGCTATAACGAGGTGAATAATGAGCAACATCGAAGTTCAGATTAAGCCCTCCGGGGTCAGTAAGCGAAACCTCGTTGATTGTTTATATGCGGTAGTCAGTTCCATCAAAGGAATCTGTGCGAAGTTGGACGATGACGGTGGCGTTCCCTCTACTACCTACGAGGCAAACGTCTTTACCGCCATTTTCAACGGGGCGATGGAAAATTCCAGAGCAAGTCAGATCATGAACGTGCTTTCGGGAAGGGAAGATACTTTCTTTCTCGCCAATCCGACGGGAATCAATAACCGGGCAATCATTCAGACCATCTATCAGGTTTTCAATATGATGGAGACTTTGACTGAGCAACTTGACGGCGATTCCTTGACTGATACCAATTACGAGGCCCTTGTTTTTACCGCCCTGTATCTATGGACGATCGAAGACGAGGCCGGGTCAACAGTCGGGGCCAGCACGGAACACTGGATTAGGCCGGGGGGAATCGATGACAAAAACCTTGTCGATATTCTCTATGCAATGGTCCGGTCCATCCACGTTCTGACCGACAAGCTGGACGATGACGGCACGGTGACTGATACCAATTACGAGGCACTATGGGACACGGCGAATATCCTTATGCAAGTCGAAGACAGCAAAGGGAATGTCGCCGGGAATGCCCTGACAAAATTTAACCCTTAATCTGTAGGAGGGAAACGAAAATGAAGAAAAGATTCAGTATTTTAACCGCCTTTCTCCTGATCCTGCTTACGGCTATTCCTGCCTTTGCAGCATGGCAGGACATGAGCGCGTCCGTCATGCGGTGGTCCGGGAATTACAACTCCGATGGATCGCCGGGACTTTCAAGGGCCACAACGGGGATCACTTACAAGGTCTTTGCGGTGGGCACTAAGACGGCGGAAACTCTCTATGCTTATAACGATAGAAGGTTGACCGCCAAGACAAACGCTGTAACAACTACCGTATTCGCAACCGATAAGCAGATCGCTTTTAAGGTTGACCCGACGGACGCTACGTATGACAGGTATGTCGACCTTATTGTGACCGACACAGTGGGCGGTTATACGACTTTCGTAAAGAATTTCGATAAATACACTCACACCGTCGTAATCGACGAGCGCCCAAATGTCATGCACCACGGCATGATCGGGTATGCGGCGACAACGACCACCCTCACCTCTACCGGGATCACATTCGTTGCCGACACCATGATCCATGATGTCAGAACGGAAGTAACTACGGGCGGGACGGCGGCAACTATCGGTGTCGGTCTTTATGATGGATCGGCAACTGGCTTCCTCGCGGCCCGTTCCATTGCAACGGCTGGTTATACCGCCGATACCGGGGTAATCACGGCGGGCAGCACGATTGACTACACGGCTGCAACGACCTATGGGGCATTGCTTTACACGGCAATTTCAGGGTCGGATGCAGTTGCAAGCAACGGCGGTCGATCCTATCTGGGGCATATCGTGTCCACTACGGCTGCAAGTAACGTCCTCGCTTACACGGCAAGCACCACGAGTTTAGGGGCGACGACGGGATACGGGCAAATTCATTTCTGGTTCACGCGGATGCGATAACAATAACCACGGGGGCAGGCGTGGGAACCCTGCCCTCCTTAATAATCATGGGAGATGATTAAATGAAAGAAATTATGGACAAGGTGCTTTCAAAAGAGTGGTTATTACCGGCAAGTTTTCTGATATTGCCGTTCATGATCATACTGGTTGCCACGCCAAAGTCCTTGGCGACGGTAATCGTAACCATCCATGTCAGTCACCATTATGCGCTGTTTATCTTCGGAGTAATCATGGCGACAATGTTCATCACGAATAGATGGCTATCGGCCATGATGATTTACGCCTGCATCTGGACAATGTTCATTCTTGCCTATTCCGTTGTCTACCCGCAAGTTCCCCAGGCCGTGACAAAGAACGCTTTCGACGCCTTGACCTTCCTTCTTGTAGGGGCGCTTATCTATGCCATAGTCATTAAAAGCGCGATCAAGAATGAGACTTTTTACAATATAATATGCATTTCTGCTCTTCTTCAAGCGGGGATTTCTCTCTGTCAATATCTATGGTTCGATCCCTTTTTGTGGATAGTCAACCACTGGTTTCACATGGCCTTTTCAGTGCTTGACAAGAAAACGCTCGTCGGCACGCTGGGAAACAACAACTTCCTTGCCGCTTATCTTGCAATCAGCCTGCCCTTTTTCTTCCGCAAATGGTGGATTTATGGACTTATTCTCATCATGCCATGCCTGTATCTTGCAAATACGACATCGGCCATTGTCCCCGCGCTTATCGGCGGGATCTTATATTTATGGCTGATAACACCGCGTAGCAGGTTCACAGTTTTTTACCTTGCAGTAATGACAATCATTATCGGCCTCTTCGCCGGATGGTACGCCCTGTTTCAGCACACCTCAATAACAGAAAATCAGAGGTGGCAGGACTGGATGGCCGTGATTGAGCAGGTAAGATTTAACCTCTTTTCCCTCTTCTGCGGATTCGGACCCGGGGCGGGATGGGGCAAGCCGTATCCCATGCACAACGAGTGGTTGCAATGCCTGCACCAGTACGGGCTGATTGGTCTATCGCTTCTTGTGGGGTATGTGGCGACCGCCTATCGCGGCAATAAGATACTGTTCACCGCCTTTGTAATCGCAATGATCAATATGTTCGGCAATTACAGCTTGCATCTGGCGCCGTCGGCGTTCTTGATCATCATCATAGTGGGACTGATGGAAAGGGAGAAATATAATGAAATGTGATGTCCACGGAGTAGAGGGATGCGAGGCGGCCTGTTGTGCAATTTGGCGGGAGAAAAAGCCGGAACTATCCGGAAAAGAGGAATGGGCGATCATAGGCGCAAGTACGGCAGCGATCTTGCTCATGGTGTGGTTGGTGGTGATCCCCATCGTCATGGCATCTAAAGTTGAAATTCCGTCAAACAAAGGAAAGTACAGGGTCACAGTGACCGATACAACGACCGGCGAAACGATACGTTCAGGAGATAGATAATGGCTGACTATCTGACCTATTCAAACATAAGCGATCAGATTTGCAATGCGATGGGGGATATGAACCAGGTGCGCATCCTCGAAGTCCAGGCCGTCATAAACATGGTCTATCTCAATGAAGTCCTTGTCTGCGACGATCTTTACCCCCTCTTTTGGCTTATGGATCTTGTAGACGGCATCAAGACGAAGGATGCGGCGGCCTTGACCGGAATCACGAAGGCCAATCCCGGCGTGGTCACTTCAGCGGCTCATGGATTTTCCGACGGCGACGTGGTTCAATTCGGTGTAATTACCGGGATGTCAGAGGCTAATTACAAGCAGATTGTCGTAACTAACAAAGAAGCCGGGACTTATGAAATGTACGATCTTCAAGGCAACAAGATCGACACTTCCGGATATGCGGCAGTCGGAACGGCAGGGACAGCCTATCATCGTGGCGTCACCCTACCGAAGTCCATCGCCAAGGTTCAATCATTCTCGTGGCAGCTTTACAACGGTCTCCTTGACCCGATTTCAACCGACGAAATCGAGAAGGATGCAAAATGGATGGATACGGGGAATTACACGAAACCGACCAGGCATCATCATGTGCAGAATTACACCACGGCGGGGGCGAAAACTGACCGTGTTTTGTGGTATCCGCTCCCGGGCGACAACTACAATGGCCGGATATGGGCGGAAATCGATGCGGCCCCAATGTCCGACGCGGCCCACGTTCCCCAGCTTCCCTTTAAATTCCATAACACCATTGTCAGTGGTTCGATAGCTAGACTCGTTCAATATGGACAAGTGCAGATTGAAAATGCCGTTATATGGCCGGGACTTTACAAAATGCAACTTGACGCCATCAAAACCTATAACCGGTCATGGTGGCATCAATTCAAAAAAGACGAAAGAAGTGGGATGTTCATGATATGAAAAAATTAGCCTCGTTATTCCTTGCCATTCTTACCCTTGCTGCGCTGTCCTGTCCAGTGAAGTCTCAGGACCTTGCGCCATATGTTTTCCCCTTCACGGGGAAATGGGTAGCTTCTGATGACGCAATGCTCCTTGACGACTACGGCCTTCAGGACATCCAGAACGTGCGGAAGGACGGGAAGCACTTCAAGGGCGTGTCAGGGCATACGGCAATCAATAGCGCGGCTCCATCGACCAGCGGCACGTCTTATTCTTCAATCCTTAGCGGCTTTCATTTCCACAAAGATCAGCCGGCGGAAAGCCATGTCATAATATATGCCGCCGATACAACCGAGACCCCGACAGCGGGAATACTATTTCAGAGCGCCACGGCAATCCCGGGAACAGGCGACTTTTCATCAACTGCCCTCTGGTCCCCTTCCGCCTTTAATAACATATGGAGATTTAGCTCGGCTCCCGGCGGGAATATGGTCGCGGCCAACGGCGATGAAACGCTGATATGGGGCGGAAACGAGATAGAGGCGACATCTTTCGTAACCTCTTCTGCAGCTGTTGTTTATACACTCACGAATCCGAACGACTATAGCTCTCAGGTAAGCAACACGCTTTCAACGGCGGATCAGGTTGCGCTCGTCGGGGGGCACATTGACACCTACACGGTCTTATTGCTGCATGGCGACGGGACGGATGCATCTACGACAATAACGGATAGCGAGACCACACCGAAAGCGGTTACGGCTGCCGATGATGCACAGATCGACACTGCGCAGTTAAAGTACGGATCAGGTTCAATCCTGTTCGATGGCACGGGTGATTATCTGACGACCGCCGATCATGCCGACTGGTACATGGCGGACGGTAAATTCACCATTGATTTCTGGGTAAGATTCGCAGCACTCCCGGCTGACGGCCAGAGCATGATACTTTACAGTCAGAGGGCCGATGCTGATAACCACGCCGTCTTATCTCTGGGGTTTGTCGATGCACAGCCAAACGCCTATCCGGTAGCGCAAAACGGCGGATATGTTGTTACAACCTCAGATACGACAAATTATCTGTCCTATTATGCCACAGATCCGGCGCTATCTTTAACCGGGGCAGCGGCAAATAATTCATGGAAAACCGCACCCGCAGTTGTTACGAATCAGCGATTCCATATTGACGTTGGCACGGCGCATACAATAAAGCGGATTTACTACGAAAACTATCACGACTCCGGTGGCGATACAGACAAGGGTGCACAGAATTTCACACTTTGGGGCAGTAATGGTGATGGCGCCTACGTCGCTGCGTCTGGCGGGACAATCACCTACACAGACTCAAGCGGCCTTAATCCAAGAGCATCTCCCGCGTATGCAGGTGGGTATAAGGTTCATACCTTTACCAGTTCCGGAACCTTCACCGTTGCTCGTGCCGGGGATGTGGAATATCTCGTCGTGGCCGGTGGAGGTGGCGGCGGCATTACGACAGATGGTAATGGTGGGGCGGGTGGCGGCGGTGGCGGTGGGTATAAAACTGGAACGCTCACACTTACCGCAGGAAATAAAGTAGTAACTGTAGGCGCGGGAGGCACAGACCACACAAAAGGGGGCAATTCAGTATTCGATTCAATCGTATCTACTGGTGGTGGTGGTGGAGGTACGGCCCCCAGTGAAGCGGGTGGTGTTGGTGGATCTGGAGCAGGGGGGAATTATAACGCCGGAGCAGGGGGTGCTGCATCGCCCGCTGGCGAAGGTTATGCGGGAGGTAATGGAGCGGGGGCCGGAGCTTATGGTGGTGGTGGTGGTGGCGCCTCTGAGGTAGGACACGTCGGGACTGGCTCAGATGGTAAAGGTGGCGATGGTCTTGCATCTTCAATATCGGGAACCGCAACAACGCGCGCAGGCGGTGGCGGTGGCGGAGCATCCGGAGCAGGCGGAGCAGGCGGCGGTGGCGCGGGCGGTACTCCCGGAGGAAATGACGGAACCGCAAATACAGGTGGCGGCGGCGGCGGCGGATACGGCGGAACGACAGTTACCGGGGGCCACGGCGGCTCTGGTGTTGTAATCATCCGTTATCTTTCAGACCCGACATTCACCACAACGACATACGGAACAGATACCAACTGGACACAACTCGCAACCTCGCAAAGTTCCTTTGACCAGCACGCGGCCTCGGACGCGGCTGATCCGAAATATATCGACGTAACCAACGACACTCCCTATATTTATTATGCCTTAAAGATTGCAGATAATTACGGCGATACTGCCAGTCTTGGGATTCGCAGAATCGTTTTAAGGGAAACAGGCGCGACCGGGGTTTATTCCTTCACGCATTCCCTGAAAACAGCCGGAGAGGAAGCCATCCCGATAAACGCCGTTGCATGGGCAACGCCCTTAATAAACACATGGTATCATGTAGCACTCCAAAGGGGATGGGACGGGGCGGCGAATAAATGGTCAATCGCGGTTAATGGAACGAGCCTCGGTTCAACAACTTTAGCGACTACATATCCAAACGTAGCAGCTGCCTTGCAGATCGGCGCTGGGGCGACGGGGATTGGTTTCAACGGATGGATTGATGAATTTAGGATCTCAAAGGGAACCGCTCGCTGGACAAGCAATTTTACGCCCACAACGAGAGCTTATGCAACTGGTTCAAATTACTGGTTAGTCGGATCAAAACGACCGCTTAAAGGTGTTAAGTTCTATGTCTCAGACCCAAATAACGTCACATCGACTCTGCTGACAAAGGGATGGAACGGAACATCATGGACAACGCTGACCACATCAGACAACACATGGGCCGGTGGCGTCACTCTTGCGCAGACCGGGACGGTCACATGGCCGTCAACCGTGGCAACGTCTGTGCCTCGATATATAAACGGCCTTTCTCTATATTGGTATCAATTCGAGATCAGCGCAGGCGCGGCTACGATTTATTCCGTGACTGTTGATGCACCCATGCAGACCATGAAAAACATATGGGACGGCGTGGAAGAATACACGGTTAAATGTCTCAAGTATGACGGGACTACGTATAAAGACTATACGAACCAAGTTAATGATGGCAGCCAGTCAACTTACGCGGACTTTTCAAACCTCGCCACAACCCACGCAATCTATCTTGGTTTCCTGAACCCGCAACAGTGCGTTAATTTTACATTCGTAGCCGGGGCGGAAAATTCCACAGCAGCGACACAGATGACGCTTGCCTATTGGAACGGGGAGTCATGGACGACAGCGGGGGCCACGAACGACGCCACCATGACCACGACCACGTCATTCTCAAAGGGCGGCGTGGTTTCATTCCAGGGAGCGACCAAAGGAACTGAGTTTAAGCGGGCGATTTCTGACGAATACCCTCTTTATTATTACCGTGTGACGTTCGGCGGTAATCTTGACACCGACGTGAAAGTCAGTGAAATAACCGGCATTGCCTACCCTGATACAGTGGCGGCTTATAAATTCAGTGAGACTTTTCAGAACCGCCTATTCTTGTTCAATGAAAAATCAGGCGACAAGAACAAGGCAATTTATTCCACTTACAACGCCCCGGACATTATGAACGGGGATGACTACGGAGAGATCACTTTCGGGGATCGGCAGGAATTAACAGCGGCCGTTGTCCTGTACAATATCTATACCAATACCGCCGTTGAACAAATGCTCGTCACGAAACGGAACGAGACGTACCGAATAAGCGGCACCAACCCGTCAAACTGGATTCTCCATAAGATGTCCTCAAATATCGGCTGCGTGGCCCCGCTTTCGATGGTATCAGCGGAAATGACGGAATCAGCCGACATCAAAAGGACCGTCGCAATATGGCAGAGCGACAAAGCCATTGTCATGTCAGACGGCGCCACCATCGTTCCTATCTCTGATGACATAAAGTGTTATTTCGACCCCAACGACGCCCGCTATATCCCCGCTGATTGGCAAAGCCGGTCAGTCGCGTGGTACGACTCGGACAAACGCGCTTATAAGCTCCTGATAGCGTCAGGGGCGGGAGCTACCTATCTGAATACGGAATTGGAATACTCCCTCAAGCACAAGGAATGGACGAAGATTTACAGGGAAAACGCTTCGGGTGCGAATCCGCTTCAATCCGGGTGGCCTGTTTTCAGTACCACAGGAACCGGATATACATACGGCGGAGGCAAGGATGGATTTGTCTATCGACTCGAAAACGGCAACAACTGGAACTCGACGGCGAATATCACCAGCTATCTGCATACCAAGGACTTGATTCTCGGCAACACAGCGCCGTTGCTTTACAAGTCAACCATCAAATATTTAAGGTCTACTTGGAAGAAAAAGGCCATGGGTAATTTGACCGTTTCACACTACGGAGATAAGATTATCACGACTTCCGGAACAAGCGGACAGATGGGACCGGCAATCATAACCAGCGGCGGATCAACCTTTTATAATACACAGTCAACAATACTCGGCCCTTGGCTTACTCAGAGTCTTAAATTTCAGGCGACGACAAATGTAAGCGACGGCATGGAACTTTTGGGAGTGGGAATTTATTATCAACCAAGTGCGACGATAAGGTGAGAATATGGCAATGCAACGATACCCCGGAAGTCAAGATTTAGTTTCCCGGCTCATGGCGATGAAGCGGCAGGCGCAGATAACCGGACAGGTTAACCCTGACCTAGCCCCTATCGTGGCTGAATCGCTGGCTGACACCCGCGAGAAGAATTACCGGGACGCTGTTATTGGATTACAGGAGCAGTCCGGGACATTGGCGCAGAGGAAACAGGCGGCGCAGGAAGCGCAGTTCGCGACTGAAATGGCACAGAGGGGCGGGCAATTTGATACTTCGACAGCAGAGAGAGGAAGGCAATTCGATACTTCGATAGCAGAGAGAGGAAGGCAATTCGATACCTCAACGGCTGAAAAGGGGCGACAATTTAATGCGACCAACAGCCAACAGAATCAGCAATTCGCCGACGAATTAGCCTTTAAGCAGAGCCTCGTAAATGACGAAATGTCACAAGCCGACAGGATGCGCCGAAATGATTGGCTGAAATTGGGATTAGGGGGCGCACTTGCCGGAGTCTATATGTACGCAGACCCGTATAATTTAAGGAGGAAATAAGATGGCATCATATCAGCCCTATGGAAGTTTCGCGCAGATCCTGGCAAGCCTCAAAAACAGATCACAGCTCACCGGGACCAAGTATACCAAGAGGGACATAAATAATATCGGGAGCGGTTATTTTTCCGACGCCTTGAACGCCACAAACGCCCAAAGGGCCTATGACCTCCAGTCGGCTTCACAGACCCTTGCGGAGAAAGCACAGGCCGCGCAGGAAGCGCAGAGCGCGGCATCCCTCGCATTGTCAGGGCAGCAGTTCGACATACAGCAGGCGCAGAGCGCAGATCAGTTCAATAAGTCCCAGGCGCTGAGCGCAGATCAGTTCAATAAGTCCCAGGCGCTGAGTTCCGGCCAGTTTGACACAACTCAGGCAACCTCCACGGATCAATTCGCGCAGACCTTGGCAGAACAAAAACGGATTGCGGATGCACAACAGAACGCCGGGGAATCATCCAATACTTTGCAGGACGTAGGGACCGGATTGTCGGCGGCGATGACAGGGGCAAAGGTTTATGACTGGCTGGGAGGGCCATCCCCTAGCAAGCTATGGTCAGGAACGGGACCTACAAACGCGGCAGCGGATACAGCCATTGATGTTTTAGGTGAAACTTCCCCCTTCCAAGCCGAACCGGTAGTGAACCTTGGGCAGACTACTCAGCCATTGACAACGGCAAAGGACATAACAAAGTCAAGCGCATTTACGGTGGATGCACCGGCTGTTGCTGAAACTGCACAGGTCGGGAACGTGGCCCTTAATAACGCAGTTTCCACCGCCGAACCGGGGATGCCGGGCCTGTATGATGTCGGATCACTTGCAGCGCCAACGACAGTCGGAGCAATCGGTGGATATAACGCAGCAGGAGTTGGAGTCAATTCGGGGATGAGTCTCGCCAATAACGGGATGCTGATGAGTGGAACAGAAGCCGCTGCCACAAATGCAGGGCTGGCAGCGGGGAAAGGAGCAGCATTAGGGGCGGCACCAGCCGCGGCAGGCGAAACCCTCGGCAGCGTCTTGGGTCCGATAGGCGCAGCTTATGCATTGTGGGATCTCGGCGTTTCATTAGGCGGCGGCAAGAGCCCATCGGGGGCAGCAGTAAATCAGTTAATCGAACAAGTGCCGAATGTGGTTAATCAGGCAGGGGGACAAATAAGTCAAGGTGTCTCAGGATTCGCGCCGGCTATTAGCAATTTCGTTTCCAACTTTGGCGGCGATAGTAGTGGGCCTCATCCCTTTATGCAATGGCTGGCAACTCCCGAAGGGCAGGCGTTCGATAAAGCAGAAAAAGCATCCATAGAGGCAAAAAATGCCGAAGAAGACAAAAGGCGCGAGGCGGTTGCGATGGCGAATCCTAACTCGTGGGAAAGATACTGGGAATCAAGTTCGAAAGGGGTGAACGACGGCCTCGGGTGGATTCCCGAAAGATATAAGGCTTCCAACTGGGCACCGGACCCGAGGGAAGCCTTCAATTTCAGTTTTTAAGGAGACTTTTTGATGTTGGCGATACGATCTTCCCACGAAGGATGTCCAGACCAGATACCGCCTCCAGTTGTTGCGGTATCTTTTTGGAAGGTTTCAAGAATATGAACCTGTTCATCAATAGAAATGCCGAAACACCGAGTCATAGATTCAGAGGCCATTTTGTCGGCTGCAAGTTCGTGGGACTTGCCATAGGCATTAGTAGCGAGGGGATTAACAATATGGTTAAGCAGGCCAATTCCCGGAATGACGAACCCGGCAGCAACGAAAATTCCCGTAGTGAAAACACTAAGGGCGGTATTTTTGCGCACATGATGGAGCTTTATATGAGAAATCTCATGGGCGAAGATAAAGGCGACGGTATTATCATCGTAAGCATAGAGGAGCCCTTCGCCAATAATGACGTTGTTGTATATGTCAACCCTCGCATTGTTTTCTTCCATAATAAAAAGTGTGTACGCCTGTTTTTCTCCGTCTGCGTTCATGCAAGTGGCTACTTTTTCAAAGAGGCGATCGCCCCTATCTTTGATGTGCTGCGGAGAAGTGTAAATCGCCTTATTTGTAGCGGCGCACCCGCTTAGGAGCAAAAAGACAATGATGAAAACCAGCTTTCTCATGACTATTATTATAAGCACTTATTTCAGGATTGCAAGGGAAATTAAAGGAGGCCGATAATGCCATACGGGAATAGATTCTATCAGGGCGGACTGGACTTAAATCAGGTATTGGCACCGGTCAATACGATGGTCGGATGGGATCAGGCAGCGGCCCAGCTTGCAGAGACAAAACGGCGGACGGATTTGTCTGAAGCGGCGCAACAGGAAACGATGCGCGTTAGCCAGATTCAACATGGGACAGGATTACCCGGGCAGGCGGGATTTGTGCCGGGTACGGAACAGCAGAAGATAGGATTGATGCGAGAAGAACTCGCAAAGAAACCTCCTATCCCTAAATTCCAACAGGTTATCAATCCTTCCGATGTCGTAATGTCAAAGAGGATGACGGCTAAACAATTCGGGGAAGGGGCTCTGAAAGTCCTTGAGCCGATGTTCAACACTATCAATGAAGTTGCAGCAGCGAACCCTCAAACGACAAACTGGGATGCTTATCAGGCCTCAAAAAGCTCTTACGCCGGACAGAAGGCGGAAATGGCAGGACGGGGCGAAAAGTATATGATGAGCGATGAATTCTTGAAGTTGAAACCAGAACAGCAAGAGGGATTCAAGAACCTTTACAATCAGATGATGACCGATCCGGACGGAAGCGTTTTCTATGATAGTGGCGTTTTCAGGCAGACGGTGGAGAGCAAGAGGCAAGAAGAAGCGATCGTGGGCGCGAAGATCAATAAAGAAATCAATGTAGCAAACGAACTCGATACAATCCTCGGGGGGCTATTTAAGGGCTACTATACTGACCCGAAAGTAAGAAGGGCGGCTCTTGATTGGTATGCAACTCCCGAAGGATCGAAGACAGTCCAGACTGCGGCAGCCCAATATTCACAAAACAAACAGGCACCCCAATTCACGCCAGTAGTGACGACAGGCGGAATAATGCCATTTGCCACTAAGGGACCCGGAGCGGGGACGTTTAGGCCAGTTGGAACGGGAGAAGAAGCGCCAAGCAAGCCTCTCCCTGAAGGGGCAGTAAAAGAATTCGGGGCGCTCGCGGGACTGATTGGGACCACGCAGAAAATAGAGTCATTATTCAAGCCCGCTTTTGTGGGACCAGTGGCCGGGAGATATTACGGCGTCAAGGAAAAGTTTATTGATATGCCGGAAGATCAGGTTCAATTTTATTCCTATGTCCGGGACGCTAAAGACGCCTTGCTCAGGGCAAGATCAGGGGCGCAGATCAACGAACAGGAATACGCGCGGCTTGTGAAATTCCTTCCCGATGAAAACTTGCCGGAAAAGAACTTTATATCCCGGCTAAAGAGATTCCAAGACCAGATTGGCATCTTACAGACCGAAAAGGCCAAGACCTACTCAGGGCAGGGATACAAGATAGACATTAGCACAGGACGGACGGAAAGCAAAGAATCGCAGAACAGGCGGGCAACGGACCCAAAGAAAATAGGAAGGTTCACAGTGGAGGTTGAATAATGCCGACCTATAAAGTAACAGACCCGACAACGGGGAAGGTACTGAAATTGACGGGCGATTCACCGCCGACGGAAGCGGAACTCAATGAAGTTTTCGCCAACGCCGGGGGCATGGCAGCACCCAAACCCGCACCTGCCCCCCAATACGACCCTTCAACCGGCCTTGAAGTCGCACCGGAGAAAATGGGAATAATGGGCAGAATAGGAGAGGCGGCAACGAAGCGGATCAATGCTATTGCTAATCCCGCAAAGATAAGCAGAGTTGATAAACTTATCCCCTCAATCGGCGGATACACAAACACCATAGGAGAGCTGGGCGGACTTGCCGGGGATGTCATAGGCGAAGGGATAAAAGCCACGCCGTTTCTGGGTGAGGCCGTGGATCTTGTCGGACAATCTCTCGCGGGCAATCCTGTTGTGCAAAGGGCGGCGAAACTTGCAAGCAATATTCCCGAAGACATACGCACAGACTTGGGACGCCTTGCCAACGCAACTATGCTTTACCCCGGCGCACTTGCAGGACGTGGCGCATTAAAGGCCGGGGCGGAAGGGGTCAATATCGGGCGGGATGTAGCCGGTATTATCACCAGGAAAACTCCTGAAATGATTGACCGTGAATTAACATCGGTCATCAGCCGAGGAGTTGAAAAGGCTATCAGGCCGACAGTGGTAGGGAAAAGAACGGCGCCACAGGTCCGGGCATATTACGAGAAAGCCAAAAACGCCGTCAAGACCATAATCGACAACAAAGACAGTCTTGTGTTGACCGACGCAGAGGGAGGGGCGGTCAAGGGACTTCCCAAGACAGTGAAGCAGTTTTCTGAGGCCATAGATCAAACAAAAAGGGCGGTGTTTAAGCAATACGACGACATGGCAACTAAGGCAGGGCAGGCAGGAGTAGAGGTTGATCTTTACCCGGCTGTCAAGGAGCTTGAATCTATCGCAAGCAATAAGGTATTAAATGACCTCAGCCCTGAGATTGCCGATTATGCAATGAAAAGGTCAGAGGCATTATCGGGTAGGGCAACATACACGACTACCGAAGCACAGGACGCCATAGCGCACTTGAATAAAAGCCTCGAATCGTTTTACAGGAATCCCTCTTACGAAACCGCGAACCGAGCCGGAGTTGATTCGCTTATAGTCAACAATATCAGAAAGTCCCTTGACGATGCCATAGAGAATTCCGTGGGGGCAGGATACCAGGATTTAAAGAATACCTATGGGGCATTGAAGGCCATCGAAAAGGAAGTAGCACAGAGGGCGGTTGTGAACGCTAGGAAGAACACAAAGGGGCTCCTTGACTTTACGGACGTTTTGACATCGGGAGAGCTGATAAGCGGAATCCTGACTATGAATCCGGCTATGATTGCAAAAGGCGCGGCAGGAAGAGGCATCAAGGAATATTTCAAGATACTGAACAACCCCGACCGGATTGTTAAGGGAATGTTTTCGGATGCAGAATCACTGCTGAATAGGCGCAATGCACCGCCTGTCATGCGGACGACTGCAGGGCAGGCACTCGGAAGATTAATAGGACCATGAATTTAACAGGAGGCTCAAATGAAGGTAACAAAAGGTGGAGTTATAACGGCAAGCGGAATCGTGACATCAAAACCGGGGGCGCTTAAACAGATCATTGTTGCAACGGATGGGACCAACGCCGTCACATTGTCCCTGTACGATAACGCTACGGCTGCATCAGGGACTTTGATCGTCCCGACGATGGTTATTCACAACCTCGTCAGTTGACCGCATCCAGACGCTTCTGGTGGACAGCAAGGAGTTTTTCAACGGGATATATGCGTCCATAACCTGTTCGGGGACATGCTCAGTGCAGGCGCTTTATCAGGATTAAGGAGATTAACATGCTGCGATTTCCGAATATCAGGACGGGCATAAAGTTGAACCGGGCTATACAGGTGCAGCAATACTATGGAGTCAGTTGGGACGAAAGTGCAGACACCTACGTTCGCACAGGTTCAACTGCTGGCCAGACTTGCGGGGTGACTTTAGCAGACGTTTTCCTTCCTATCCAAGCGTCTATGAGAAGGTGTTTATTATCAGATGCGGGCGTAGTAAATTATTACCTTGACCCTACTGATTCAACTAAGAAAGCAGACGGCTCAGCTTCAGATTTAACAGGAGCTGACGGCCAAGTAATGGTGGAAATACCTAAGTTTTATTTCCGTCACGCTTATTCAGAAACTACCCATCTATGGGAAATAAGTCCAGGACCTTGGCCGGGTTTTGAAGTTCATCCTGCTTTTATGAGTGGATTAACGGAACTTAACTATATTTATGTTGGGGCTTATGAGGTGTCATTTATGATAAGTCCAAAACCGCTTATTCTGGCTATTATGAAACAAGGACTTCTCACTCAGTAACAGTAGATGTAGATAATGGCTCGGGGAAAGGAACAATTACTGCGGGTACTGGTACGCCTTATGGACTTATAAGAGCGGGAGATGTTATAATCCTTTCTGGTACAGCTGATAATAATGGAACTTACATAGCTGATGCCGCTACAACTAGTTCCGTAATAACTACTACAACAGTGATTGCAGGAGCTGATGGTGTTGAAGCTACTGCTGTGATGACAGCACCCTTAGATTTTACTGCTACCACAGGAGATGTTTTAAGTTCTGTCTCAGGCAGAGTACCAGTAGTTAACGGAACTAGAAATAACTTTAGAGTAATAGCTAATAATAGAGGAACAGGCTGGACACAGGAATTATACGATATAAGAAGCGCCATTCAATTACTGTATTTAACAGAGTACGCGAGTTTCAATAGCCAGTCCATGATTGGGCTAGGAATTTGCAATGTAAATAACTGGGGAAATATTAATTTTTATCCTTTTGCTCCTACAGGTAATAGTAATGTGGTAGGTAATGCTAGTGGTAATACAGGTGGAGCGGTAGCGGGGTACGCAGCAGAAGCCAGCAAATACATGAGTTACAGAGGAATTGAAAACTGGTATGGCCATTTATGGAAATGGTTAGATGGGATAAACACTAATAACAATAGGAGTTATATATGTAACGTGGCGAGTAATTTGGCGGACGATACCACCTCTAACTGTACAGATATAGGAGTAAATAACATAAATGCTGATGGTGACCAAGGAACGTTATTAAATATATCTAGAGGATTTTTACCTGCGAGTTTAACAGGTGGATCTAGTTCTGCTAAGATTACGGATTATTATTGGCAAAATACGGGATGGCGGGTTGCTAAATCAGGCGGGTATTCTGCTTATGGTTCTAATGATGGCGGCTTCTGCTTGGCTCTGTATCATGATTCGGGCTTTCTCCATGCTACTCTTGGCGCGCGGCTGTGTTTTAGGAAATAATCTTATATAAATGAGCATCTTCAACCCGACATTAGGTGAACTCGTAAACACCTACAATCGCGCATCTGACTCAGTATCAGAGTTTACCGATAATGTAGTTGACCTCGACATTACTGTGAGAGTGAGGCTGTTCGGCAGGAGCGAGGATAAGGAGTACGAGTGGAAGCAGTTATGCGGCTCTCACGTTCAGTGGGCGACTATTGGGACTGACCCACCGCAGATATTCGGGGACTTGAGGGAAGTGGATGGGGAGCTGTTCGTTAATCCGGTCATGCTCGGTCACGAGTTGGCACACGTTTTGAGGCTGAAAGATAAGCGGTTGAAAGACCCTGACACCTATGAGGGTTTGTAATACAGCACCGCCAATACATTTGAGGAGCAGGCGCATGGCAAACGGGTTTATCACGGTAAACGAAAAGGATTGGGAAAAGAATTCTCCAGAACAGCGGGACTGGCTCATTTTTAACACCCTCCAGTCGATGAATGAACGGCTCAAGACTCTGGAGAAAAGACCCGTTGCCGACAAATGTTTTGCCCTGGCCGGTGGGATAATCGGCGGCTTTGCGGCTGCCCTCGGGTTGAAGTGGGGCGGATGATGTACGGCCCATATCTCAGGGCGCTCAGTGAGTTTAATGCCTGGGGATATGCCGTGATGTTGCCCGTCCTGATCTGGTGGGCGTCTTGGCTGTACGATTTGCCGATGATGGAAGGACGGAAGAGGAGGATAGAGGGAACGCAATGAAACCGGCAATTAAAAAGATGTAAGACGCCAATATTGGCGACTTCGGCAAC